CGAAGGCATGACTTCCTCTATGGTTGGAGTCCTCAGACGAGGGCTCAAAAGTGCCGGGCTTGCAGCTTTAGTGGTCGTGCTTTCAGCACTGAGCGCACCATTTAGCTTAAAGCTTTGGCACCAACCGTGTGAGGAGGTCGTTGTTGCCTCTGAAACACCGGTATCAGCGAACTCCAATCCCTGGAGTAAGTTGATGAACCATTTGCATAACACTTGGAGACATTCCGATGAATGTAAAGAATCGCTCAAGACTCCGAACGGAGTCAAAAGCAGCCAGGACCCCAAACGGCAAAAAAGCGAACCGTAAGGGGACGTTAAAGAAACGAAAGCTCTTTAACCCTGACGAGATTTCAACAAGAATCTCCCAGGCGATCCATCGCGATCTAGGTGACCTCCTACAGGAGTATGAGGCAAACCTAGGGCCGGGTGCTGCGCAAGCAGTATACCGACAGAAGGAGGAGCTTCTTCGGAAGTATCTTCCGTTAGACCATGACAAAGATAGACTGGAGTCTGAAGCCTTTGCAAAGTTTCGCAAGGTGAACGACTATATGTCGAGGATCAATGTTGGGCTTATAGAACAACTGCCCGATAAGGATCTCCGCTTCCAGAGGAGCAACCGCTCCTATCTTGTCAAGGTTCACTTACGAGCTCGCGCTCTTGTGAACCAAGTCCTTGGTCATTGTTGGGAGGATGAGCTCATCGAGTGCACGAAGCACTCTGGTGGGTCTTCCATTGGTGTTCCCTTCCAGGATACTTCTCTGGAGGCAAAGAGCACCTACCCACTGTCGACTACAGCCCGTGCTAAGCGTCTATTTGAAAGATACCTTACCTTCGATCCAAGATTGAAGGTTGCCATGGATGAATTTAACCGTGGCGATCGCTCCTATACGGGGCGTATGTATCAGATTGTAGACGGTTCGCGAGCTACGACGGTCGAGAAAGACGGCACAAAGAGACGCTTTATAGCTGTTGAGCCCACTGTTAATATGTTCATGCAACAGGGGCTTATGGCTATGATGTATAAGCGTCTTAAGGCCGTTGGACTCGATGTGGAGTCTCTGCCCGAGTCGCACAAAATTCGTGCAATGGAGTCTTCGATTACTTGCCGCGAGGCAACAATCGATTGGGCTTCGGCGTCCGATAGTGTGGCTTATGAGCTAGTGAAGTGGATCCGTCCACATGACTGGTTCTACTACCTTGATGCTGTGCGGTGTCCTGAAACCACGATCCGTGGTGAACGAGTATCGCTTAGCATGTTCAGTAGTATGGGTAACGCGGCAACTTTCCCGCTTGAGACCCTCATCTTCTGGGCTTATGCGCACGCAGTACGCATGACTCGCGAAGACGCCTTGCACTCCACCTTCCCGGAATGGGAAGATTTCTTGGTGTGCTCGGTGTTCGGCGACGATTGCATCGTGCCCAGCAACATGGCTCTGGATTACATCCAGGTTATGGAGTTGGTAGGATTCAACGTAAACTCTGAGAAGAGCTACTATGGATCTGAGCAGTTCAGAGAGTCCTGTGGCGGAGATTTTGCCGCAGGATACCCCGTCAGGCCTTTTAATCTAAAGGCCCCCTCAGACACCAGGCGATCTTCCATGGAACCCTGGCTGTACATAATAATGAACTCGCTTTTGAAGAAGTACATCCTGTACTTCGGCGAGCTTAAGTACGTGTATGGCAAAGCTCTTTGGGAGTTACTTGCTGAAGTGTTTCGGCAGTACAACCTTAAACTTCGGGTTGTACCACCCTTTTACCCCGATGATGCGGGTCTTCAGATGTCGCAAGATATCGAGAGATTTGCATATGCGTGGGGTTTCGACCTCACGCCGCTTTATCTCGGCGAGTTTGACAATGTGTCCTTCTCCTACTTGCGGTTTGTTTACCGCTGCAGGTTAGGACGGACTGAAGCTCTACACTACGTGGATTGGCTAAGAAAGCCGAGCACCACGTGTATCTTTAGTCCACCGGATTACACGTTGGACCGCCGACCTCGGGAAAATGGAGGTTAC